AGATCAAAGGGGTCAATTTTACTTTGCCATTTGTAAGGTAAAAGGGGTCAATTTTAGAATGCCGTTGACACTTGTACTGCTTCTAAATTTTTAGCTTTCTTCGCCATAGAATTTGGTCCATACAAAAAAGCCTTGGAAAATTCCAAGGCTTTCATTAGTTTTTAGACTTCAATAATAGTTAGGTTCCCCGTCCTATAAGCCCCTGTATCTATAAAGTGACAGTTATGCTTAATGACAGGGTAGTCAACAATCGTATGCCCCAGATAAATACGGTCAATATTTTTAACTTTACGGTAAATTCCAGTTTGATCGTTAAATCGATTTCTTGACCACAAGGCAAGATTCATAGCTAAAAGAACATCATCTATATCTTGATTATTAAACGATTTTTTAAACTCAAGCCAATCGTTTTGCTCAACATTTGCATGAACAAATCCAATAAGCTCTCCTTTATGTTCAATTTCAAGATAGAGCGGAAGCTCTTTTAGTTGCTCAATTATCTTTAGTTGATCACTTTTAGATAATTTATAAAACCACTCACCACCGTTACGCTCATCTTTGTGTATATTGCGAATCTTATGATTCAGCATCCCATCAATACACATTTGTTCGTGATTTCCACGAACAGCTTTGAACCAAGGCTTATTGAGTAGTTTTATACACTCAAGGCTCTTTTTACCCCGATCAACCAAGTCACCTACCGAAATCAAAAGATCATTTTTAAAATCGAAACCTATGTCGACAAGATGTCGACATAGGTTATCGTAACTACCGTGCAAGTCGCCCACTACAAAGATACGTTCATACTTCTTCATACGATTAATCTCAAAGCCCCTTCATCAAGATTGACTTGCTCACCTGAATTGTTCACGTGTGTTACAGTAACTACACCTGCACTTTTACATTCAGCAGTCATTTGTGTACCCTTTAAGTCAAACTGAAAATCAACTAAATATTGAGTACCAAGAGTCGCCGTTGAAAGATTTAATGTTGTTGATTGACTTGCACCAGCTGCCAATGTTGGCGGGTTCCAAAGTTTTTGAGCTAAAACTCCTTGATCTAAATATCCATATTTTGCATCAAGATATTTAATTCGTTCTTTTAGCCAAGCCATAATTTGACAAATCCCTCCGAGATCCTTCGATGGAATATCGGGCCAACGCTGTTGCTCTTGCTTAAAGAGATTGAGACTGAATTTTGATTCAATATCACGCTCAATTCGATAAACAGTATTAAGGTTAAAAATTCCTTTATTTCTTAATTCAGCATATCGTTTAATAACATCATTAAGAATAATTGGCTTAACAATAGGAATGATATTGTTAGCGTCCCAATTCCAATTTGATGCATATTCAACCCCAATACCTGCCCAATGAAGCCCGAAAGTCGTATCAAGGTCATAAGGCATCCAACAATATTGAGTACCATCCCAAGTTGTCAAAATTGAATTCTTATCAAGCAAATCTGCTGCAGCAGTAAACTCAACAAGCAAATACCAATCAACAACATTTGTACGATCATAATATTTGTCGAATTGAGCAGTTCGTTCAGCTATTGGCAAACGGTGAAAATCCCAAAGCGCCTGCATGGAAGCTTTTACAGTAGCGTCACTAATCGGTCCGCCTTCTTCATAACCGTTTAGTTTAGGGTTTCTAAGGCCTAGTTTTTCGTAAGGCGGTGTAGATGCTGTGAAATCAATACCCCCTCCCAGCAACTCAAATTGAACATGCTTTTTATTGCTTTTGTCCAAATTGTAATTGTCTCGTTTTTTGCCAATATTTAATGTACCAATCCCATAAAAAACTCCATTTAAACGAACCACAGCAGGATAACCATCAACATGACCGATAGCACCAGTATCAAGTGAATTCACACCCAACTGGTTGAGGTACGCGCGATCTACCTCACGCTTTGGAAAACCTTTTCTTGATTGAACCATTTCCTCCCATAGTCTATTACAAAGAATGTTCCGGCTATGTGTTGCATCAATCCAGTTTGCTTTCCAAACAAGTTCCTGTTGAGGAATCAAATCTCCTAATTTTATTGAACGCTCAGTAGTAAAACTTTCATCCGTAAAAAAACCAAAACTAAAGTTCTTTTTCGGATACACAGCAGAACTACTCCCCTGTACCGCATATTGGGCATAACTTTCATTAACAACCCCGTCGACATTTAGCTTCAATCTACAATTAATCGAACCCTCAGCTTTACTCTCAGGCGGAAAGACTTTGTCTGCAAAAATGTCTATTTGAATTACGCTTGTAGGTTTTGGGAAAGTAAATAGCGTGTTCTGAACAACGTCTGTATTAAGCGCTTTTACCTTTGAACTAAACCGGTTAGTGCGATTCTTAATAACATATGGGTTAGATAGTTCTTTTAAATTAGGAATGTCACGGTGAATACTTGTAATAGTGATATATCCCTCATGATCACAAGTATAGTTTATCTTTGCGGATTTAATGCCTTGCGAACCAAAATCTGGAATTGAATGAACGCATCTGATGAAATTCCCGTTGTAGTCATACAAGTTAAGTACGCTCATTACTCCGGCAGGTTCATCCGTATCAACTACAGCTTCAAAAGTATCGCCATGTTTTACTGCAATCTTTCCCGTACTTTTATATGCAGACCAATACTCTGGAGAAACATTTTGATTGAATTCAATTCCAGCTGCTGTGTAACCAGTACCTGGTACGAGAAAAGGGATTTTCTCTTCAATTTTTTCTGCAGCCAACCTAGATAAATTATCATTCCGCACAAAAACATTCTCTTGGGGTCTGCTCCATGATAAATTTTGATCAGTGCCCGCAGGGATTAAGTCTGCTTTCAACTTCAGTCCGCTTATGTATGCACGGTTTGCTGGATTAATTGAACAAAAGACAATAAAACAGCGCTTTGTCGCGGTATAAGAGTATTCAAATGGATATGAGTCACCCGGCTGTTCAGTATTTTTGAAAGATTCTAGAAAGTTCAAATCCTTGTCAAAAATTACCATGGCGGGAATATTGCTGTCTGGATTAAGAACTGTTGCCTTAATCTGATCCCCTACTTCCAACGGTATTAAACCTGTATTTCTGTAGGCATTTGTATAAATATCACCGCCCCCATTTAAGTCATGGGTACCGTTATCATAGTAACGACCAAGTTCATTGAACTCAAAAGTTATTGTTTTCCCTTCACTCACCATTTTGGCATTTGCATATCGTAAGTTAGCAATCATCCGAACGATATATCTATCGAAGTATGAACTACGATCTAAAACTGTAAGCTGGTAATGATTGCCTGTCACAGTTGCAAAACGTGTTGGATAAAGTGACCCTGCATAGTGAATTGTTGTTGCTACACAATAACAATTAAATGGAGCTGTATAGCGGTATTGAACTTCTTCGACCTCTTCAGGGCCTGTGTTCGGTATAGATAAATCGGCAACTAATTTAAGATCCATGTCAAAAACTAGTAATGAGGCGACATCAGAAAAATTATTGCGATTCTGTTGTAAGATCGATGCACTGATTGTAGCGCCTTGATCAAGATAAATAAGCCCTGTATTTACATAGTTAACGGTATGAATGTCAAAGTTTTTGCTTCTATCAGATTCACCCGTTTTAAAGTAGCGTCCAACAACATTAAATGGATAAGTATTTTGTCGATCAAAATAAACACTTGTAAGAGCTTTTAGTGCATTAATTTCATTTAATAGATCTTTTGAAACAGAATTATATTTCTTATCAAAATTACTTTTTTGCTCCAAAGTCTCAATGTACTCAATCAAGCGTTTTAAAGCATCTTTAAAGCCAGCTTCAGTAACACTAGGGTCTATGAATTCAGCAACGGTAGGGATTGTTGGAAATACAACATTAGATAAATCATTCATACTCTTTTTTCCATAAAAAAAGCCCTGCAAATGCAGAGCTATGGATTAAAATTTTGTTAAAACTTAGACTGAAGTTTCAGGAATAGGAACATATGGTGCGCCTCTAAAGCGAGCGCGATTATTAAAGCGATTGTCACAAGTATCTAGTCGTTTATCACAACCCGGATATACACGAATCACCTCACCAATTGCAGGCATTTCTAAAAGCGGCAACGTAAGAAGTAATGCTCCCGTTTCATGCAATCGCACCGTGCGCTTAATACCAACATTAATACCCTCAAGAAACTCTACAACACCCTGAGTGAACCAGCCTTGAGGATGACTTAGATCACAGTGAATTCTATTTAAAGTACTGTTAGCACCAATGGTTGTATCAACTGCAAATTCTGAACTTAATAAGCCACAAGCCTGATCAAAAAGTGTATTTAAGCAACCCGGTTGATACAAATTACGTGGCATTTGTACTTTTAAATCATCTATTTCCGAAACAACACTCGCTTTAATCTCATATCGATCGAACTCAGGTTCAATAATACGCCCTTCAAATAAAACCATCGTTCCCGCACTAGTGTCTGTGGGAGTATTAATATCCATGAAAATGCGCTCTAATTTAAAGCGAGAACCATCTAAAATACCGTTATGGAAGGCCTGTGCAACGGGCACATCGCCAAACATTGTATTTTCAGTTGTTTCAATCGTAATAGATAAATTATCGACTTCAATTCCGAGTGAGAGACTAATACCTTCTCGACTTATAATTGGTCCATTAGAATGAAATACCTTGCCATCTACCACCAAATCAACATCGTAATTTGTGTAATGATATTCAATACCTTGTATTGTTGTAATGGTATATAGATCGGCCATAATAAACTGATCTGCATCCAACAATCTTATAAGCTTATCTGATGCTTTTCTCATACCTTATTTCCCAATGAACCAATTAAGTCAACTTTGTTAGATTTCCAAAGCTTATGCATAAAATTTACATATTCTTGCGTGTCTTCTTTAAAACGACATCGGTAATAGTAAGTACCTGAAACAGTTATTTCCTGATCTAAAGCAAGAGGTTCTGACAGGATCAGATATCCATCCTTAGTTATCTCAAATACGCCTTGTTTCCACATTAAAGCATCATCACTGACCCACATAGATTTAATCGCGTTTCGGTTCCACATGCTTTGATTAAAAGCCAAGATCTTTGGTTCGGTATGACTTAGGACTATCTTTTCGATCTGGGCTTCTGTTTCCCACCAACCTATGTAATCATCACCCCACATGAGTTTCTGCTCGTCTGTCCACATTAACTTTGAGTACTGATTCCACATTTGAGGATTCACATAATGTGGAATCGTAGGGTTTTGTTTGTGAGTTTGGAGAGTTTTATAAATTTGAAACTTCTGTGTAATGCCATCACCAACAAATGTGCAATTAAATTCATTATCTTCAGGCATCTTATAGAGAAAAGAATCAAATGATCCTCTCCTCTCTAGAAAAAAACTCTCAATAACTTGTAATTCAGATTTACCATTTCTTTCTCGCAAAAAACCGAAAGACAGTGAAATTTCATACTTTGGAAAAGATTGAAAGCTTGCTCTTAATTCACGACCATTTATTGATGTCATGATTTTGGTGTTAAACATCGGAGCTTTTGATAAGTCCCATTCAAGACCGGGTAATTCCGGAAAAATTGCATCAGACATAATAAATCACCTATTTACCAAAATTCCGGCTATACCCCTTTAAACCACCAGCCAAGTCACGACCATGCTTTTTCATGAAGTCTCTAACTCCTTTAGCATCTATGGCATTGATATTAAATACATTGGTGCCTCCTCCACCATCTGATGCTTCTGCTGCCCCAAAACTTGCACCGCTACGCAAGGCTTTGCCCATTTCACGAATGGTGTTTGCATGCTGTGAAGGTAAAACCATTTCATCCTCATGAAGCTGAGTGACTGGATTCACCCCGGACGGAATGTCGTATCCGCCTCGAGCAGATTTGATCTTGCCTGCAAGACCAGCGACCAAACCAAATGCAGCTGCACCAGCACCAACGGCGAGAATTGGACCGACATACGGAATTGCGACCATAGCTTTAAAAGCACCCGCCATTGCCTCCCATGCAGACATCATGATGCCTTTGATAGCTTCGGCAGCCTTTAAGCCTAAACGTGCTAAACCACCTGCTGCAGTAACGCTGGTACGTGTTGCTTCACCTGCAATGGTTGCCCCTGTTTGAGCAGCTTGGCCAGAAGCTTCTGCCGCCGTTTCAGCACCAACGAAGCCAAGCTTACGGGCCAACTTAATCGCTTGGATTCTTAACCAGCCTTGTAGCTCCTTTGTTGCTGTTTGCAAGGCAAATTGCCCCATGTCAGCTAGTACTGCTTTAGTTGCATTACTCCAAGTCAGTGTGCCATTCATAAGTGACTGAATGCCCTGATCCCATAGGTTAGAAAGCCGAGAAGTAAAGCCACCGAACTTAGCCTCAAAGTCCTTCATCTCCGCATCACTGATTAAGCCCATAGACTTAGTGTCAGCAACTCTCTGATCTGTCTCTAAATCAGAAATGTTGTTTGTGATTTGGTTTTGATTGCCCTGCTTACCCGTAATACCGGTTTGCTCGTTCTCAAGTGCTAAACGCTCTAAAAGACCTTGCCGTTTAATTTCACGTAACTGATCTTCTAGTTGTTTTTCCAACTGGACTTTACGGACATTTGAAATTTTCTTGGCGTCAAACTCTGCCTGAATTCGCGCTGCTTCAATTTCATATAGGCGTTGTGCTTGCTGTTGATAATTGTCTATCTGTTCTTCACGAGCTTTTTTGTATTCCTCAAACTCTTTTAAACGAATAGCAATAATCTTGTCGGATGCATCCTTCTCGGCTTTGACTTTGGCAGCTGATTTTTCATCGGCAGTCATTTTAGATTTTTCAATCTCATCTAATGCCTTTTGCAGATCTAAAGCGACTTTCTTTTCTTCGGATGCATATTTATACCGAATATCAGCCAGCGCTTTAGCTGCTTGTTCAGCTTGGCGTACAGCATCGGACTTACCCTGCTTTGCCTTCTCTGATTTACCACCATCAGGATTGAGTGCCTTATTTTGTCCGATACCAGAAGTAACCCCTTTACTGCCACCTCTAGCACCTAATTGTGCATTCTGTATGTCAATCTTTGCCTGAGTTAAACGATCAAAAGAAGGTGTTCCACTAAAGATATTAGAAGCTGAATTAATTGCGGCTTTGGTGGTACCAGCAATATCAACCACAGTATCTTTGGTTTCAGTCCAGATTGCCTTAACGCCACCAGCCAGAGCCTTACCTTTAGCCAAGATCCCATCCGCATTTACAAAGTTTACGGCAGTACTTCCAATAGTCCTTAGGTTACTCATAACACCAGACATTAATCGCACAAGATTTTGTAATCCAGCTCCAAGCCCAACAATAACGACTGCCACGCCCTTGGCAACCGAGCCTAATGTCTGAATAACTCCGGTAAATGCTCCACCTTTTGTGGTGCCATTCATAAAATGACTAATAACACCGCTTAAAGCTGGCATCACTGCTTGAGCCAATTGATTTTTTAAGCCGGTGTACTGCATTTGAAGTACTTCAGTTTGAGCCTTTAATTCAATAGATTTTTGAATTGCCTCTTCACCAGTAATAATCCCTGCTTCTTCCATAGCAGACTGATATTCTTTCCAAAGCTTACCGCCATCTTGCAATATTGGAATTAAACCAGTGAGATCAGAGCCCATACTTTCAAGGTAGAACGACATTTGTTGCTGGTTGACTCCAGCTTCTTCCAGCTTATCTACATAGGTTTGTAAGGCTTCTACCCCATCCATCTTGGACATTTCTTCGGCGAGCTTTTTTGCCCCCTCAGCACCAGACTCCGTTTTAACGGCGATTTGCTCAAAAAAATCTTTAGCACCACCAGAACCTACTGATGCAAACTCACCGATCTTTTCATTAAAGTCTTTCATCATGTCTGAGAGTTTTTCTTGAGAAAAACCCAAAGTTTGAGCTGCACCTGACAAACCCTGAAATGACTGTATCGAGGTATTTGCTAAGGCTGAGAATTTCGCAAGTTCAACATTGTTATTAGCCACTTCAATTGCCAATGTTGCTAAGCCTGCAGTAGCTGCTATGGTCCCACCCACTGCTAAACCAGCAACTGCGCCTGCAGCAACCAATGCACCACCACGCAGAGCTCCTAACTTGGAAGTAATACCATCAAATGCTGACCCTATTTTTGATCCACCAAGTGCATCACTAATTTGGTTCTTAAAACCTTCTGAAATGGATTTAGAAACGTCATCAAACTGTCGCTTGACACTCGAGAGATCAAACTTAAATCTCACCCCTTTAGTGGTATTCTCAATTTGCTTAGCGGAATCAGAAACAATCTTTTCAGCATCATCCATACCTTTTTTAAGTTCGGAAGTCTTCGCACCAACGTGCACTTCCACTCGATTGTTGCTCATAATTCCTCTCTTATAGGCATAAAAAAACCGCCATTAAGGCGGTTCATTAAAAACTATGGATAATCAGAATTTTTATCTTAAATTTTTCGTACCCAAGAATAAGACTGCATTATCTCGGTTACTTGTTTCAGTCACTGCATATAAAGTTTTGTCAGCTGAATCATAATAAGCCACACCATTAACTGACTGTCCTGCCAGATAGCAAGGTGAATAACCGAAAACTAAATCAACGTTGTAGTAAGGTGCATTTTCTTCAGCTGCTATTTTCCCTGAGAACGTGCAGCCACTTTGTCCCTTACCTGAAATCACACCCGTATTTGAGATAGTTAAATTCGCATCTTCAATACCTTGCACAATCACCGATTCTCCATAATAGGTGCCTGCAATTGTCGCTAGATTGGATGCTGTGTTGTTTAAATCCGTTTCATATACGGTATCGAATGTAACCTGATTTGAAGGCGAGTATGTGATTGTGCCTTTCAGGCTCTTCTTGGAATCAACTGTTCCACTAATTGATGTATTGTAAACGGTAGCACCACCAAAATAAAAGTCTTTCCCGCTATTGGCTTTTATCGTATTGCCAGAAACAGTGAAGTTTCCAGTCATGAATCCAGCAATACCAGAAGAATAAGGTGCTGAATATAAGAACCAGAATTTATTATTTTTATCCACTAATCCGACTACGTTCTGTTCTTGATTGGTCTTTCCAGTGTAAATACCTTTGACTTCAGCTTTTGATACTGGTGGGTTGTTACCCTCATTATTGGAAGATGAAGAATCACCTCCGCCACCTCCACCGCAAGCAGCCAAAGTCAAAGCTAAAAGACTCACCCCTAATACTGTTTTCATGGTTATATCCAAGTTGTTATAAAGTTCACACAAACTTTAACCAACTCAAGTATATAAATCAATCAGGGCAGCCTCAACCACCCTGTGGAAAATTCGACAAAACTTCCAACATATCTTCCTCCTCATCATCTGAAACGGTAATAGCTGGCGGAGTTTCATCAATACCCATAAGTGTTTCCAAAATACGACAAAGCCGTTGTATTCCAATATGCGCGGGAGGGTTACTTTGCTGATACGCACTTAATGCTCTTAATCTAGGCAGGTCCATTTCATTACGCACATAGTCGTAATCTTTACCCATTGTCAGGACTAAATGCGTGTACAGCTCCTCCCAGTTTATTCCCCCGAGCTTTCACCTACGGGTTTACCTGTATATTCCAAGCCGGACGTTTTAGTTACTAGGGCTAATACTTCTTCCATGTTACCCATATCTAAGAGCTCATCCGAAACATATTCACGGGTAATATCCGGGTAATTCCGTTTTAAACAAATATGAGCCATATCCACGATTACAGACACAGGCACATCATTTGAGCTTAATTGCTCTTGGAAACGCTCAAGTGTACCCAATGGTGCCGGAGCAAAAATCCAAGTCTGACCAGCTATTTCTTTACTATTACCACGCGGGTTATCAACTTGCTTAAATTGCATCTGGCATTACTCCGATAAATCAATTTTGAAAACACGGTTAAGATCGTCAGCCATAGGCTGGAATTCAAACTCAGGAATATCGTAATCGTCCTGTTTTGAACTGAATCCAAGTTTGTTACTGGTACAACGGAAGAAATTCATGTGCATGAACTTGCCTTTGTAGTCACGTTGCAGGTCAACGGCAAACTCTGGCGTATAACCCATATCTAGGTTTGATACAGTGATTGACTTAGCACCCGCTACCATTGCTGAATAACGGAAGTTAATAAATACCGTTTTACCTGCATCGGCAGCAGCAAATGTATAAGCACCGGTTGCCGCATCTACACTGTATTGCCCTGTTGTTGGCGCTGAAGCTACACGTTTAAGGGGAATTGCTTTCGCATCCGTTACGCCTAGATCCTTTACGAACGTACCGCTATTAGGAACAACCGGAGTAACAGTACCGCCAGCCGGAATCACTTCACCATTAATGGTTTGGGAAACTGTTTCAATTCCACCTTCAGCAACAACGCCACCGAAAAAAATTGAATTTAACAATGTACCGTTAATACGTCCGAAAGAAGCTTTACATTTAATAGTACCTTTACCGCGTGCAGCATCTACGGCGAATTGACCACGACCGAAAAGCTCTTTTAAGTCATAGCTAATATCCACACCAACGGATTGCATCACCCCCACTTCTACTGGTGTGGGATTAATAATCGGTTGCCCGTATACATCTTGAATCGGTGTAGCAAAGATCTTGCCGGCACCAAATAAATATTGAGCCATTTATTTTGACCTCTCTAAAATGACAAAACCGCCATCGAGGCGGTCATAAAATGAATATTTTGTTAATTGGTTGTGAGGATCCGGATAGGGATAATGGCAATCGCCTGATCATCTAGCATGTTTTCTACTGCTTCATACACTTCTATTGTGCCTTCAATCCAGCAATGCTCAACCAAACCTCCCAAGGTCTGACATTCATTAAAATCTGGATGATCTGGCTGAATAGCTTCACGTACACGATCGATGAATATATTCATCTGCGATGATGGCGGCTTTGTAGTGTCCGATTCATGAATATAGAGATAAACCTCAGCAGCTAGTTCAACTTTTGAATCCATACCATGTACCGGGACTTCTTGCTGATTGCCTTGTGTAATAAACATGGCTGGGCGCTGTTCTGGTGTTACATGGTTAAAGTGACGTAAACGGCGACTTACCGTAATCAATCCTTCTACCCTTGTGCTTAACCTTTCAAACAACGCCTGATAGATTGCTTCGCTATCCACCTGCTATACCTCGCTCAATTGCTGCATCAATATTTTTCGGCACAATCTTGGCCACGATATCCAGTGAATCACGCATGAACCGCAATTCTCTAAATCGAACATTCCTAGAATGGGCCTTAATATTGACCTGAACAGGTGAAATAGGTCGGCCAAACGCCTGTTTAATCGTCCTGAGGTGAGCTTTAACACCCAAAGCTCCGTTTAGACCAAACTCATGTGCAGGTGCATATGGGACCAAAGCACCACCAGCGCCTACGGTTCCCTCTATGAAATCCTTATCCTCATCCACCTTTGATGAAACGGATCCACGCAAACGGCCAGACTGAACTTTGAGTCGTTGGCCACTTAACATGTCTTCCTGAACAATCCGCTGTAAGCGCAAAGTAAGAGCGTTAACCGTGCGTCTTATTTCAAACCTAACGCGATTATTCATCTCATCAAAATTGACCTGAGCATCAACACGATAATCGCTCATAACTTAATTACTCTTTAGCAGATGCTGCAGATTTCTTTGGCTCAACCACTTCAACATAACGCTCAAAACCTAAGGGCTTTAAAATATGGATAATGTCATTATCCGATTCCAAAACGCCGTTTTTGATATCTAGGTTTTGCCCGGCAATAACGAGTTTGGTTGGCTTATAACCTTCTGGTGCCTGATATTTAAAAGGCATGGGATTCTCCTATACGACAAAAGCACCGACACCCAAACGGTTAGGGTTTGTGCCTTCATCATCAATTGGAATTGAATTTTTTAACGCAAGGTAGCGTTGGCCATACATGCTGAGATCATAGAAAGCTTCTTTCGATGATCGTGAATAACTCACACTTTGGCCCGCAATTGTCATGCTTGAGGCGGTACCAAAAGCAGCACCATTGCCACTTACAGTACCCACTTTAAGAATATGTGCTGCATATAGACCTACAGCACGTTCCTTTAATGCCCCGAACTCAATTTGAGAAACAATCAGATCCGCCTCTTCTAAAGCATCTTGAATTTTTGCATCTGGCAAAGACATTAAACTCGAATCAGTCGAGAATTTCTGGCGAAACGTTTGTACGTCCATACAATCACCTTATTCTTTAGCTTGAGCCAACTTAGCTTGTAACTGCTCAAGTGTTTCATCATCACTAAACGTTACTTCAAGCTCTGTTAATTCAGCTTTCACGGTGGCCAAAGCAGCTTCTTCTGCAGCTTTTGCCGCATCACCTGCTGCATCGTTTTGTTTACCGCCTTTACCACCACGGCCACCGGTTTTACCACCTGCCTTTGGTTCTTCATCTGGGATTTCCTGAACTTCGAGCTCACCTTTTTCAACGAGTGATTTAAAGGCTTTACCTTTTGAAATACGTGTGAGATCCGAAGCACTAACTTGTACGGTTTGGCCTTGACCGACTTGAATCCCATCAAAAGAAAAAGCGGCCTGAGAGCCGCTGTAAGTAATTTTTGGCATGTTTAGTTATCCTTATTCAACATCGTAGTAGCGGAGAGAATCGACACGTTTTAAATAGACACCTTCATACATATAGTGTCCCGGTGTACGCATCACATAATTGATAGGCTGAGCAGCCAAGAATTCCAGTTCATTACAACGGAAAGTAATACAGCTCGGATCACGGCGATAAATAATACTGCGGTCAGTACCACCTTCACCTTTACCTTCAAGCATACTTTCAGAAGTGAATGTCAGTGTTTTACCTTGCATTGCAAAGGTGTTCTTTTCCTTAATGTATTCAAGGAAAGTTTTACCCGCTGAATCTGGAACAATACGGCTCGCTAGAATAGTGAACTTATTCTCAGGCATCACGAAAGTATCAGGTTGAATACTGCCATCGAACTTAGAGGCATTAGAAGCACCTTTAATTGCCTTATTGATATCGGCAAGAATGACCTCTACTGTGGCAGTCGTATAATCTACCGTAGAAGTAATCACCTCAACACCTGTTTGATTATAGAAGCCTAGCAAACCAGTTTCAGGCTCGCCAAACCAAGCGACATCACTCATGTGATTTTCATAGGCCAATCGAGCTGCTGCAACTTTGTCAGTCGTTAACTGGATACCAGCTTTTAAAGCTGCTGCAGCATCAAAAATACTGATTTCATAACCAATAACACCAGGCTGTACAGTGAGTTTTACTTCATCGTAAACAACCTCTGCTAATGGCACGTCATTACCTTGACCTGAGAAGCGCTTACCACGTCCTACACCTCTCTTACGTTGCAAGACACTAGCCGAACCTATAACTGCACCTTCCAATCCTTCAATTGGTAAGTACTTTGCATAAGCTTGGGCTTCAGCAAGTTGCGGTGTCATTTCATCGATTGATTCAAGCTTTAATAATAACTTGGCAAAGTTATCTAAATTAAATGCATCCCCTACAGCGATTTGCACCCCATGCGCAACTGCTGATAGGCGAATTTTCATTTGTTCTAATTGTTTTGACATTGATTATGCTCCACGTAAACGAAGAATAGCTAATCCATCAGGACCAGTGATGGTTTCCCAAGAAGCATTAGGTAGTTCCGTAGAATCTAATGCTGCAGAAGAAAGTGAACCAAGTGGCGCTTGGGCAGTAGGGTTCGCAGTACGTACATAAACCTTCGCATTGATATCAATCACTGGAGCTGAAGGCTTCACCCAGATAGAACCGATTTGCATTACAGGTGCACAGTCCTTAGCTTGATAGGCTTCTTTACCTAAGGCATTTTTTCCAGATTTACCCACGTGCTGAAAAACCACTACACCAAACTTTGTATTGGTTGCCCCAGTTACTGCGCTTACGGTTTTCCCGTCAGCAGATTGGACCACCACTTCGCCGTCACTAACTACGCCAGTACCAGCAACTGGCAAAGATAAAATTTCTTCGGGCATGTGCAGGCGAGCACGCATACCCGGAATAGCTTGAGGGGTTAAAGACATTTGCAGTTCTCCAGTTAATTAGAAACTTTGTTTCCAAGCTTCTTTTTTGTTGTTTGGTTTAGGCTCCCCATCTACTGGTTTACCGTCACCAGTTTTAACTTGCTGTTGCTGGTGAAGAGCATCACCTACAGGATTAGAAGGATGTGTACCCTTCACAGCACAGAGTGCACGGAAAGTTGTGTCGATCTGCTCTGGCTTTGCATCACCTACTGATACGTTACCCATCAAAGCAGTTACTAAAGCATCACCAGCTTTTGCAGCAATAACATCACGCTTGATTTGCTCACATGAGCAACCTTCGGTTTTAACTGTTGGCACCAATGCTTTAGCATCGGCAATCACAGCAGCACGCTCTGCAGCAGCTTGCTCAAGCTTTTCAGGAGTCATCTGGTTCTTTTCCAGATCACCTACTTTTTGCTCCAGTGCTGTTTTTTCGGCATGCAACTGATCTACGACTGCTTGAATTGCTCCAAGCTCATCACCGATAGAAAATTGCTTATCACCAACTTTAAGTTTTGCAGCCTTCAAGTTTTCCAGCTGCTCTTGTTGCTGCTTTAATGCATCGGCCAGAGGCGTGTTATCGCCGATGTTAAAACGGATACCGTTTACAATTACTTCCATTGTTTTATTCCCCTTTGGTGGAGTTTGCTGTTTGTCACCGATGCGGCAATCACCACCACAACGGCCATATTTAACGAGTGCTACGTGATTGCCAATAAAATTGGTAAATTTGGCTTGATACGGCGTGCCATCTGGCGCAGTACCCTGCTCAACGATTAATAAGGCTCCATAGCCAAGCGACATTTCTAGCCGCTCGTTGCTTTGGATCAGATCAATGCTGATCTTGTCTTTAATAAGCAAATCGCCCACCAGATAATCACCTTCCTGCCGGACGTTCTCACAATAGCCAATGTGATAATCCTTCCAGTTAGAAGCGTTAATTTCATTTTTAGGCGGGTGATAGTCAGTAGTGTCTACACCATTGAAGCTTTGAATAGCCTCAGGCTTGAAAAGCTCTTCTGCAGGCGTGTAGACATTAATGACTTGATCAGCGGTATAACCTTCCAGTGATGGAAACTCATACGCATAGTACTGACGTACTTGAGGCGCTTTAGCTAAGCGAACATTGACGCATTTCAGATACCCCTCTTTGGTAAATGAGCGTGTCGATTCGCTTGGCGCAAAGTCACCAATTTTGAGTTGGTAAATGGTTTTCATAAATTGCGCTCAATAAAAAACCCACCAAATGGTGGGTTTGAAATATCAGATTTAATTTCCTGTGATGAAAATTTTCTTTATTCGTAATCTAAGGTAAATCTATGGCCTGTTTCCTTAATTATATAAACAAATCTTTGATTAGCCTCATCCATCTCCAAACCGATAGTTGCTATTTCAGTTGTTCTTTTTTGAGGGTCAGCCTCTAATATTTGATCAATATTCGTAGAAATTGCATCAAATGAGTTCTCAAATGTAATTAAAATCCTCTGAACATTCGTTATGGCTTCTACAGGCGATCCATTAGCAACAACACCAAAACCTGGTGGGTGATATTCTGTACCATCCTTTACTCTAACTGTTGTGTTGTAGCCTTTACGTCTTAAAATTTTATATTGCTCTTCTGTCAATGGTTCGCTAGTCGATTCAGACTTAAAACTAATTAGTAGATTAGGCCAATTTTCATGAATAGTTTCGATGATATCTAAATCGCACCAATCGCCATGTGAGAAAATACCAATAATGTGTGCTTGAGAGTTAGAAAAGTGGATAAACAATAAATCCGACGTTCTTTCCATATACCCATCACTTTCCACAACATTACCTAAATGAAAATGCTGGATTCTCCAATGAGATAACATATCATCATTATAATCTAGCTTTTTAAGGTTTCTGCTTTGATATTTATTTAAAGAGTTTCCTTTTTCTATATCTAAAATAATTTTTTGATAAGCACCTAAATGTTCAGCAGGTATGACTAAATTTTGAGGTTCAATCACCTCTCTCGGTTGAGCGTTAATAATTCTGTACTTATAACGTTGATATAAATGAATTGGTCCATTTGTTCCAGCCTTATAATTACCAAACTCACTAACTAATTTTTTATGACAGTAATCTTCGTAATCTTTTAAAATTTCATTTTTAATTTCCATTACCCCACCTTAATAAAATGATTAAATAAAATTTAATTACCAAGTTATTAAAATCTCATAAAGTAATTAAATTAATCAATCAAAATATCCTCATAATTAGGCAAAGCTGTGCAACGACAACGAATAGGCTGACCGGGATGCCCACCATCTGGCGGTGAATCCCATCTAAATGTCTTGCCCTGCTTATGTTGATGATCTGGCCTTACACGCTCATCTTTCGCCGTTTGCCATGTGTATGTCTCAACACCCATTGAAAGCTGTCGGGCTTGGTTAATTTGGCCGTTAATCTTGCCCATCTGATCACTAGCAATAAGACGTGCACGATAATCAGTAGATAATCCTAATTGCTTAATAGCTTTGGCCAACTCTTCATTAGTTTGTCCAGTCTGCAAAGCATTGGTGATTAATACCTCAAGCTTATCGGCATATTGCTGCGGAATAGACTTAATCAAACTGACATTTGCCGTAATGTTTAGATCTACCTCGTCTTGGATATCAGCAGCTCGATAAAACGGCGTAAGATCCACACCAATAATTGTTTTGGTGTGCTCTGCAATTTGCTTGTCCACTTCCTTTTGGGTGTCAGTCACAACCTTTGTGGCCAACGGACGGGAAACCTCAACAACATACTTTGTGAGCTTTTCCCTAAACGCCGCCATCATGTCAGAGAACCATGCATCTCCGATGTTCTGGCCTACTGTAGGAATAACTAATTCCTTAGTTTGTTCCTGACAATATTTTGAGATAGCCAGTAATTGCCGTGTGTAATAAAGCTCTACACGGCGGTTTACGTGCACGGCTCTCGGCTTAGAAGCTTTACGACCTTTTTTACGTTTCTTCGCCTGCTGGAGGTGGGGTTTCAGGATCTGAATTATCGTTGTCATTAAGCTTCACCATTGTCTCAAGCTCTTTGATATGTTTTTCATCAATCACTGAATAAACACCATCAATAACAAGCTGTTTTGCTATCTGTGGCTCTGTGATGATGCCCATTTCTAAATACTTGGAATCCCGTTCAGCGTTAGCTTTCTCAACTTCAGAGCGGACCTTAGCGTCTAATTGCCATAGAGGATTGAACACAACATCTAAGCTTGGAATCTGACGACCAAATGTGGCTTGAACAATTACTCTTAAAAGCTTCATCATGAATGGCTTTAAGGACCATATTTGCTTAGTTGCAATACTGTCGTAATAGTTCCGTGTGTCATGCTCGCCTGTTGCATTCATCCCTGCAGGTGATTGACCGAATAAAATCGTATATGGCATATCAGCTGCACCAGCAGTTTGAATCGAATACTCACGCATGAGGTCAGGCAGACCGCCAAAGCTATAAGATTTAGAGTCATACTCCTCCTCTTTATCCAAGACGATCATGCCATTCAAGCCCTTAAGCAATCCGACACTAAGAAAACGTTCAGCTACGGATTTCATATCCTCTTTGATCTTATCGACCAAGTTAGGTGTTCTAATCACGTCAATTTTTGATTCATGGACCAGACTAGCAGTGGCTTTCTTTACGGCAGCATGATCAAGTAGATCCTCATAAACTTCCTGTAAGACACTTACAGGCTCTTCATTGACCACATCTGCATGACCAAATTTAATTAAGCGGGTGTGGTGGATCCGTTGGTTAGATTTACCATCAAGCTTTAGCTTGTAAAATTCAGGCTGCTTTAAAACGCCACCTGCCTCCTTAGGCGATAAATATTTACTGGTATCAGCTTCAATGTGCTTTTTCTTAAGCACCGTGAAAAACTCTAAACGACCAATACCTAACTTGTTTAAATCAAACGGTTGATCTAAGTTGCCGCCGTCCACTGTTCCTAGAAGCACATAGCAAACACCATATAAGCGAGAAAGTACTAAACTAGATAAGAGCACCCCATCTAAGTTAAATGCCTTACACGCCTCTTTAAGCTTTAGTAAATCGTTATCCTGAATCCCTTCAAAAAACCAACCAGCTCGGAGCATGTCACTTGCTGGACGGTTTACGATGCGCTTAGCCAACCAGTGTTGATACACGGCTTCTAATTGCTCATCAGGAATTACTTTCTTAACGAAAGAACCGTGTGAAGCTTTGTCACGTTGGGTACCAATATTTGAGACAAAGTTTGTATACGCCCCTGCATCGCCAATTGCATCGGGCTTTTTAGTTTCAGCCATAATTTCCTCTAATCAAATACAGTTGGCTTTTTGGCTAATGAATCATTAATTGCATCAATGGTCGGGTCCCACTGGTCGTCATGATCATGTGACCAATCAGCAGTAAGGCCTTCAATCTCTTCAATGTAATTCAATAGCCACGGTGCATTAGCTGGCAACCAAACACGGCGTTCTTCAACATAAAGAATGACATCCATAGTCCTTGATAGCTTGTCAGTACTTCGCTGAATCGCACGTATTGGTAAAGTGGTCTGCTTAGATATGGACTGAATTAAACCGGTACCACTCGCCTTATCCTCTACAGCCATATAACGAAGCTTGCCGATCTTTGTGTTACTGTCCTTATGTTTATTGATAAAAGCTTTAGCTTCTTTCAATAGCTCTGGTGCTTCCCATTTGCCACGCTTCACATCGATGATGTAAAGGTTATTGTCATAGCCAAGACCTGCGCATAAGAACACTGAAAAGTCATTATGCTCTTTTGTCTTTTGCGCCGTATCTGCCCAAATCGCACGCCATTTAAGAACAGGTAAGTCTAGGTAACGTGGGAACCATTCAGCTTTAACCAGATCACCACCCAGCTTTTTAGGGTTCTGCATATATTGGCTTGCAAATGTATAGCGTGACACTGTGGCGCCGTCTTTATCTTCTCCGCCTTTCTCCAGCTGCAGCAAAGAAAGTAAAGATTCTTTTAACGGCCAATAGCTTTGTCGACCTTTCTCATCACGTTCAACATCACGTGGGATTTTGCGCTGTATGTGCTCTGGTAGCTTACTGATGTACTCATCATCAATAAGTGCGGGAATACTGATCTGTTCCCACTCACCAGGTACATTACCCGTCATCACAAAGTTAGTCGGATCTTCAACGTGTAACCGCTGCATGATCAAAATAATTGGCGTGTCAGATTTAGCTTTACGAGAGTTGACCGTATTTAGGATTTTACGGTTTGCTTTACGTCTTGCTGTCTGGCTAAATGCATCCTCAGGCTTTAATGGGTCATCCAGAATAATCGCACCGGTAAAGCCCTCATTAGCTAATGTACCGGCACGGCGACCAGTGACCTGCCCACCCATTGATGCAGAATAAACATGACCAGCATCGTAACCATCTACTGTTGTTTTCCAGCTAGACTTAGCATCCGTACTGGTAGAAATCTTTACTGGCCATAAACTCTGAAAGTCTTCTGACTTAACAATGTTCCTTGCTGTTGCAGATACATCCTCTACAAGTGATTGCGAGAAAGACAAATACAAAAAGCGCGAACGAGGATTACGAGCTATACCACGGGCAATAAGATTTGTGAGTAGTTCAGTCTTACCGCTTCCGGGTGGAACGTTAATAACTAGGTTTTTAACCTTGCCAGCTATAACCTCATCAATCTTGTCGGCAATATATTCATGATGCCAATTGACCGAAAACTTAAAACCCATGCGAGGCAAGAAAAATGCTCGTGTGAAAAATAAATGTTCTTTCTCACATTTGATCCGCTTAGCTTTGGTTTTAACAGGATCAATATTCGTTCTCGAGTTCATCTATCGCCTGCCTTACCTGCTCATCGGTAGCAGTCACATAGGTAATGTTTTCGCTTTGTAATGGACCGCCGCCAGCGCCTGTAATTTCAGTCTTATTCGTGTACTTGCCGCCTATGTCCTCAGCAGCTTGCTTAAGAATGCTTAAAGCTGCTACACGGTTTCTACTGTGCTTTTGATATTGGCTTTCATATCGCTGTAAACGCACCGCTAAGTTTGCAATTGGGATTGCCTCAGGCTTACCCAAAAACATTTCGCGAGTCTTTTCAAAATCTTTTCTTAATTCTTCACTCAGGTTCTCGCCTGCCCGTTTTGTCGGATCGTATTTCTCACACTGCTGTTTAGTAACTTTTATCCCGTATTCTTGGTTGACGAGCTCAGCAGTTTCTGTGGGTGTATTAAATACGGCAAGTGAGCGAACTATAAAGAGTTTTACCTCTTTTTTTAGAGCCGCCATATCCTCAATCCTGTCAACCTACGTCAACCTAAATAGCCAAAAAAAAGAGCCTCAAGGCTCAGGTAATTACGCAGTTTCCACAGCATTTCGAAATATCTAAATCAGAAACAAACGGCGGATTTTTAGCGACCTCAATTAATCGCTTAACGTTTTCATTTGCACCCCAGCGTTTAACAACACCGATGAACTCTTCCACATCGTGACCAGCTAAATAGTGCTTTGGTAATCCAGTATGATCACTGTAAATAATCTCACCGTCCGAGTCTCGTTCTACACCAATGTGATAAAGCTCATGTTCAAGCAAAGCACAGAACTCGCTATCGTTTGCCTTTTCACAAAAGCTTGCATCGATTGTGATTAAGTAAACTGGAACGAATCCGAACCAGTCGCGCATTTGCTGCTCTTGTCGGGCTTTCTTCCAGCCACCTTGTTGAAACATAACCTTTTCACATTGGCCAAGCACCATACGCTTAGCTCTGGTATAAGCAGAAGAAGCCCATGCAAAAGCCAAGAAACCCTCATTGTCATGAAGCATCTCAGCAATATGGTCATGGTCTGGATTATGTAAAGGACCACCAAGCGTAAGAAAATTAGCAACTACCCATTGTTTTAAATCAGGTGCCGGTATTAAACGGAGTGCTTCCTCTTCTTCTGCCTGATCCATAAAATCAGTTGGAGGAAATGGTCTGATCTGATCCATTAAATATTTGCCTCTTTAAATTTTTAAGCCATTGGCTTGCGAAATGAGCTTGGATCTGTAATGGACCAGATTCATTAATCTTAAATCTTGGTGCTGCCTCTAACCGAACAACGGTATATCCCATTTCTTCAGCAACATCGTAACGGTCCATACTCCACGCCTTTGTTGCCAGCTTGCCCTTTCGTCCACCTGACCAGGGACCGCCAGCAATTTCAACTAAAATACGATGTTCAATTAAATGAAAATCAAAACGCCAATGCTTTGTTGATTTAAACTGGAATTTCTTTTCGTATTTAATTTCCAGATTGTCTAAAGCTTCAGTAAATTCTTCCTCTGCCTCTAAGTACTTTTGAGTAGCTTTAGGTAGCGGTCTGGATTTAGGCTTGGTTTTAGGTTCTTTTTTCCGAGTAAGCCAAAAGTATTCTGTAGAATCCATTATTCTCACCCATAAAAAAACCGCCCTAAGGCGGTGGCTAAACTCACAGGCAATATAGTATTACTTCTTAAAAGTTGCCTTATAAAGCTTTGAATTAAAGTAATCCGTAATTTCTTTACCTTCGGTTTGAATTTTTTCCTCATTTGAAGGTAAAAAATCTGATTCAGATTTGAAGCTCATATACTCTGGAATAAATTTCTTTATAGGCGGAGGTGGTTTAGGTCCACCTTCTGTAATTTTTTC